CCTATAATATAATTAGTAAATACTACTTGACATAAGGTATAGTTTAGGTATGATTAGTGACAGGCAGTATATTTCATTAACTAGGAGGCAGTATGAACAAATTATTTGAAGTAAGAATACCAAAGCAAGTAAGTTTTACCGAGTGGGAAATATATAAGGTAGAGGCAACATCGGAAGACGAGGCACTTACTAAAGTAAAAAATGGCAATCACGGAAGTTATCCCGAGTATGAGGACGCAGGGGATTATGAAACCATATCGGTGGACTATGAAGAAACACAAATAGAAGAAATTCAAGACAGGAGGAAACAATGAACCTATTTAACGAAATAGAACGAGTGACCTACGAGATATACAAGGGACATCAAGGTAAGAGCGATATGACCCATGATGAAATCAAAGTAGAGGCATTGAAGCGAGGCTATACATTTTCAGACGAGGATTGCGTAGAACTTATCAGAGGTTCATACATAGGTGAAAAGGTAGAAGACGCAGTTGACGATTACTTAAGAGCATACGAGGCATAAGGGGAAAAACATGAAACTAATTAAAGGCACAGACATAATAGACAATTCACCAAACGAGAAAGCGGGAGAGTTGGCAGAGGCGATCTTTGATGATGTAGTATTTTTGTTAGACCTAGAAGAGAAGTGCATTACAGAGGACGAAGATGGGAACTCATGCAACACAGAGTTAGGACAAGACTTATTTAATGGTATCTACGAGCAATGCATGGCTTATTTTGAAAGGGAAAATGATGAGTAAATTATATGGCGATGGTTATGCAGTTGTCACATGGAGGGCAGAAGATGTCCAAGCAATAAAAAAGGATTGGTCACTACCAAGATGTGAAGAGTGGCTAGAGGATAACGAAGACAACATGAAAGACCGACTCACAGAGTTGGGTTGGGAAGTATTAGACGCATTACTAATGATGGAGGACGATGATGAGTGATGACTTTGAAGATTTAGACGATAGCGTGACCTATTGTGTTTATTGCTACGATGAAGTACCCGAGTGGAAAGGTAGTTGTTGTGGGGAAAACCATTTTAGTACGGGGTTTGAGCTTAAAGAACATTTCAAACAATGCGACGAAATAGATAGACAAATAGTAAGGGGTTCAGGTAAAGTATATGACCCACCTATGAGTGACACCGAGCAATACTTATTAAACAAGGAAAGAGAAGAGGAACATAAGAGTTATGACTACTAAAAAAGAAAAGCAATACATAGTAGAACAAGTGGTAGTGACAGGGTATGTCATACATGGTAATGGTAGGAAGACACCATTTTCTTTTAACAAGAACGATTTAAAGCCTAATGATTTACTAGGTATCTTTGACGGAGTAAGGAGAATATTTAAATGAGTATCGATATGAGAGTGCCAAGTGTTAATGAGATGAGAACTTTTGTGGACGAGTATTTAAGAAGTAGGTATCCGAGGTCTAAATTTGATAACGAAGTATTTGACGATGAAACGATTCAAGAAATGTTTACCGAAGTTAATAGTAAGTATGCAGAGTGGGGTGCATGATGACACCCGATGAAAAGAAACAAAAGTTTGAGGAAGATTTAATTCAAGTAGCAGTGGCGGAATACTACGCATATGTAGATGATTGTAATGCAAAGAATCCGTTGAGCCGAGTTAGATCAGAAAAAGATTCCCGTATGTTTTATTATGCAATGCGTATGGGAGTATTAAGAGGTATTAACTTTGCAACAAATCAGTATATGCAATCATTAAAAAACTTTGAGGAAGGAAAGAAAGATGGTAGATAATTTTAAAGACTTACTGCAAAAGCTAATGGCAGAACGATACGATAGTGAATTTACGCAAACGATGGACTTGATTCAAAAGGCATACAACAAAGGCTATGACGAAGGTAAAGACACTACCAAAATGCAAATCATTAATATGCTACAAGGAGAAAAAGAATGAAACAATCAATACATAAAACAGGGGCATCACCAAGTTATAAAGGGTATGACAGAGAAATCTATATGTCAGAGTATGTGACCCTACCGCGTGACCAAGTCCGCATGATGAAAGTCCGCGAGGTGATTGCTTGGGGTATTGCAGTGTTTATGATTCTTATTACGTTTATTAGATAGGGGAACGACATGGCCATGATTAACAATGACAAGGAAGCGTTGACCCATGCCTTGATACTAGGTATCACCGCGCCCTCTGACGAGGCATTAGAAAAAGTAATGTCGATAGCCCAAGAAATATCAGATCGATTAAGTGATGAAGAGATAGAACAATGTAAGAAAGAAGCAATCGCTTGGATCGATATGCAAGAGATGAAGAAGCGTGACGAAGAACAATCAACAATACATTAAGGAGAAAAGCATGGCTAAGTTTAGCGTAGTAATAGAAGTAAGTATGGACGATACATATTTAAAACAAGTCGAGACGTGGGGTGTAGAACCAAGTGACCATGTGGCTACCATATTGTCTGAGACCGCACGCGAGAAGGGTCTTGTTGTCAAGGCATCGGTACTAGAAGTGGAACATAGTCTCTTCGACCGACAAAAGAAATACGCAGATCACCTCGTGCAAGCAGACGCATACAATGATTTAGAGAATGAGATCATAGCCCGTGCTTGTGTAGGCGGAGTATGTGAAGACTAATATGGATAGAACATTAGAAGATGTAATACAAGAACAATCTATCTTTGAAGATAGCGCGTTGGAAGACGCATGTGCATACGCACGGATGATAAACAAAGGATCAGAACGATTTAAAAAGGAGAAACAAGATGGAACAGATAAGCGTGATTGAACATAGCAACGCAGAACTACGCGAACATTGGGGAAACCTTGCAAGTAATTTTTGGTAGGTAAAACCATACGACGTGTAAGATATTTAAATGATAGAGAAACAGAGGACATCGGTTGGACTAAGTCAGGTCTTGTCATTGAGTTTACCGATGGCCACTGGATCATAGCAATGTCTGACGATGAAGGTAATGAAGCGGGTAGTGTATGGACTTCAAGCCAATCTGAAATCAATGTGATACCTACAATCTAAAATGGATATCTTAAAACGTGAGAGTGGGAAACGATGGTTAGCCGTGCCATTGTATTGTTGGATTAAAGAAGTTGGATCGATCAACAATTTAGAACCCACATCTTATATGCGAGATAAACCTACGGGTTGTTCTATTGCGGACGATGTATTAGAAAGATTCTTTAGGATTCACAAAGTAAAAGTTAAGTCTGCTAAATTTATAGACATTGTAGACCGATGCATTTCACAATACCGCACGGACTATAAGTTTATAAGAGATGATATAAAAACGCTGATTAGAAACAGGCAAGAATATAATGGTTATGCGTTCGTGACTAAACATGAAGGTGGTTATAACGTCATCACGGCAAAGCAAACAAAGAGACGTAAGAAGCAAGACCGCGAAAGACTTATTAGAATAGAACGATCTATCAGACAAGAAACTGAGAATCAAGATATAGAACGACAATTATTTAAAGATCTAATTACGCTCGATGAACTTGTTGTAAAGTTAAAAGGATTTTTTACAAAGAAAGATATATTGCATTTTGCAAAGAATAGATATATGCCATACCATGAAATAGGCGGGTCGCAAGTAGGGTATCGATATAAAGAAGTTGTTAAATGGATTGTAGAAAATGCAACAAGATATTCTCATACCGGTACTAACGTACATCCGGCAATCATTAGATTTAGAAGTAGGGTTAAAAAGGAAGCTAGACATTTAATTCCTGATACATTAAAAGACATAGTTAATCTAACCCCTATGGAAATAGGTTATCCGTCAGGTGTTTACTTTTTATGCCAAGATGAAAAGGTAGTGTATGTAGGGCAGAGTGTTAATCCATCATCACGAATTCCTCAGCATTACAAAGATAAAAAGTTTAATCGAGTATTCTTGTTACCCGTACCTGAGCAAAGACTATTACAAGTAGAGCATAAATACATAAGACAATTTGAACCTTTATATAATAAAACTTAAGGAAAGAAAATGACACCGGAAGGTAAAGTAAAGAAGCAAGTCAAGAAGATATTAGATGATCTTGGTGCATACCACTTTTCCCCTATGACAGGTGGATTTGGTAGGTCAGGTGTGCCTGATATCATCGCGTGTTACAAAGGGTGCTTCATTGGCATCGAATGCAAGTCTGGAAACAATGAACCTACGTTGTTGCAAAAACACAACATGAAACAGATTGTGGCTCAGAAAGGCTTGGCAATCGTGGTAAATGAAGGTAATATAGAGGAACTATTAGCCATGCTAAAGGAGTTAGAATGACCAGAATGAAGAAAATTCTATCAAGTTACACAGGAAGTAAAGCAGTAAAACATACAGGTGCGGGGGATAATGTTAATCATCCTTCACATTACACACAAGGCGCAATCGAATGTATTGAAGCCATCAAGGAAGCCACCAAAGGACTATTAGGTATTGAGGCGGTATGCACCGCTAACATTATCAAATACGTCTGGCGTTGGAAATTTAAAAACGGTATCGAGGATTTGCGTAAAGCAAGGTGGTATCTCGATCGTCTTATCGATGAAGTATCCAACACAAAGAACTGATACCTGTTCCTAAAGAAAAGGAGTACATATGCTAGATCAAGCATTGTTATGCCTCGCCACAACCATTTACATGGAGTCGGCGCATGAACCAAAAGAAGCTCAAATTGCAGTAGGGTATGTATTGATGCGAAGAGCTGAGTTTGAACATAAGAACGTATGCAGTGAGATGAAACGTCCTTATCAATTTAGTTGGTATGGATTAGTTAAACCTCCGTCGGTGATCCGACAACAATATAAAGACATAGCATACAAAGTATTACATAGATTAGAAGTAGATTATAGTTATGGAGCAACCCATTTTCATGACACAACAATTACAAAACCAAAGTCATGGACAGGATTAAAACCTGTAGTAAAATGGTCAAACCTAATATTTTATAAACAAGGTGGTAGCAAATATGCAAGAAACCCTTAAACAACCATACGCATGGTCAACGGAGGAATTCAATGTTAATGGCGATTTAGTATGGTCGTCGATAACACAATTTCGCCCTAAAGAATTATCATGGATAAGAGACTTACCCAATAAAAAACATTACATTACGATCACCCCTCTCTACAAAGATGAATCGAAAGCAGAGAAAATAACGGGGATTAAGAGTTATAAAGAATCAACACAAAAAATGATGGAGGCATACAATGGACTCTAATAAATATGAAGGTACAGGATACGTTATAGTAGGATTCATCGTAGGTGCATTACTTACATGGGGGGTCATGCAATCTATCCATGCGCAAAAGAAATACAGCATGAACCTTAAATGCATACAAGGAGAATTGTATGAAGAGATTAAACCTAACTTCTATGTTAAGTCGCACCTTGAATGCTTTGAGCAAAGGAGTTTCTAACATGGATGCAATCGCAGTTATTACCGCGTTATACATAGCTGTATGGGTAGGCGTATACAAGGATGATATTAAAAGAGATTTAGGATTAGATAAACCAAAAGTAGAACAAACGGAGAAAGTAAATGGCAACACAACAAATACACAAAAGTAAACGACATGCAAACCCTCTTAAAACAAAGACGGGTAAAGATAGATTAAAGGCACTAACATTAAAAGTGTTATATGAAATGCTTGACAAGGTGACAGAGGTTGGAAAGAAGCGCGCCAAGATTGCTAAAGAGATCGCGAGACGAGAAGTTAAGTGATTGTATATCAAGTCAAGGGCCTATTTAGTTTGAGGAAGCGTGCCATTAAAATAAGAGTATCAGATAAGAACAAAAGATTTTATGATAATTTTCATAAACGCAGAGGACAAAGTTATTGGTGGAAGAACGTAGAATGATACCTTTTAGTTACGCAGTAATAGATAGTGATGGCGAAGTTATACGCCAATACCGATGGTCAGTAAAGGAAGCTAAGTGGCACAAAGATCAAGGTAAGAACGTAGTCAAACTAGATAAACCGATTGAAGTTAAGGAAGACTTGATGGCATTAGTAGGGGAGTGTTTGTTTTAATGGCACGGGGTAAAGTATATAGTTATAGCTATGATAAGCAACAAGCTGAAAGAATAAACACATACATCAAAGCGAATCCAAATGCAACAAGAAAACTTATTATAGTGGGTTGTATAACGAATCATCATAGGCTAAAGTATTTAGAACAACAGGGGCTTATAACCTTACCGCCACCAACCCCTTGTGGCGAGAGAAATAAAGAGTATTACCATGGATGACGATATAGACCGCGCCAATGATTATACGCAATACATAACAGACGTGGCAATCCACAATGCGTCAAGTGAAGCCCATAAGATTGTAAATAGTACTGGACAATGTATATGGTGTGGTGATAAAGTTAAAGATGAAAAACGATGGTGCTCGATAGAGTGTAGAGATGAATACCAAAGATACAAGAAGTAAGATTAAACATAATAGGAGAAAAGTTATGGTAACAGTAGACTATGATCTGTTTAGTAATGAACAAATAAAAGTATTCCGTAAGAATGCAAGAAAAGGTTATCACTTTTTTAGGCCTGATACAGTGAACACACCTACACCACGTTCAGCACGTGAAGCATGGGGTGGCGTATACAGACCAGACCTTACAGATAAACATGAAACACGTAATGGAAGAATTATGTTTGTAATTGTAACGCTTGTATTAATAGGGCTATCAGTACTTTAGAGTCAACGGGTGAAAGCACTTTATTTATATATGAAAATTCGTGATGGTATTTTTGCTATTATATAACCGCGAGTAACCCACCAAATAACTCACAATGCAAGTGGGCCAGCCTGTGCTTCGGTTGCCTCCTATTCTGGCTGGGATTATTGACGGCACCGCTATCTGTCGTTTGCATACGATAGCACTAATTTAAAACATAAAGGCATTTATGCAACTTGTAACACTGGATTTTGAGACCTACTATGATGTAGGTTTTTCTCTTTCGGGTTTAACCACGGAAGAATATATTAGAGACCCAAGATTCCAAGTCATCGGCGTAGGTATTAAGATTGATGATGGCGAATCACGTTGGATTACAGGAACCCATAATGCAATCAAACAAGAACTTGATCAAATCAATTGGAAAGAGTCTGTCCTCTTATGCCACAACACACAGTTCGACGGCGGTATTCTTTCATTCATTTTTAATATCATTCCTAGTATCTACTTGGATACGTTGTCTATGGCTCGCGCTGTGCATGGCGTGGACGTGGGTGGCAGCCTTGCTTTTCTTGTGGAGAAATACAATCTAGGTCGTAAAGGCACAGAAGTTATCGATGCTAAAGGTAAACGACTAGAAGACTTTAACACCGTTGACCTAGCACAATACGGTTCATACTGTAAGAACGACGTAGATCTTACATACAAACTATTTCAAGTCTTAGCCCCTGAGTTTCCAGAGTCAGAGATCAAGTTAATTGATTTAACACTACGCATGTATACCGAGCCAGTCTTAGAAGTCGACGACGCCTTATTACAAGCTAGGTTAGAAGAAGTACAGGCAGAAAAGTCAGAGCTTTTAAAAGGGTTGATGACAAGATTAGAATGTGATACAGAAGAATGTGTAAGAGGAAAGTTAGCAAGTAATAAACAGTTTGCCGAGATCCTCCAAGAACTTGGTGTCATAGTCCCACTTAAGATAAGTCCTGCGACAGGCAAGGATACATTTGCCCTAGCTAAAGGCGACCAAGGCTTTCTAGATTTATGTGAACACGAAGACCCCTATATTCAAGAACTTTGCCGCGTCAGGTTGGGTACTAAATCAACTATAGAAGAGTCGCGTATTGAAAGGTTTCTAGGTATTGGTGCCCGTAACAAAGGTAAACTACCTATCCCGTTGAAATACTATGGTGCTCATACAGGACGATGGGCGGGATCAGACAAGGTTAACTTCCAAAACTTACCTGCACGAGACAAGAAAAAGAAAGCATTAAAGAATGCCATCATAGCCCCTGAAGGATATCAAGTCATTAACTGTGACTCTTCTCAGATCGAGGCTAGAGTTTTAGTTTGGTTAGCGGGACAGAACGATATTGTTAAGTGGTATGAAGAAGGTCGAGATGTATACTCAGAGTTTGCTTCTAAAGTTTATAACAAACAAATTACAAAAAATGATAAGACCGAGCGTGCTGTAGGTAAGACTTGTATTCTAGGTCTAGGGTACGGTACAGGGGCAGCCAAACTACAACAGACACTTAAGATATCAGCCGGTGTTGTTATGGATGAACAAGAATGCAAACGGCTAGTAGGTGTTTATCGTGAAGTTAATAACAAAGTGATGGACTTATGGAAAGCATGTGACGAGGCATTGCAAACCATGGCTAACTGGCCTAAAGATAAAAAACCTTATTATTTGGATGCACATAATGCTTTACTTGTTACACCAAAAGGCATAAGATTGCCAAACGGATTGTACATATACTATCCGGGCCTTACATGGGATGTATCAGAAGCTAAGTCTAAATTTGTATATAAGTCAAGGCGGGGCATGATATCAATTTGGGGTGGATCTGTAGTCGAAAATGTGGTACAAGCGTTAGCTCGTATTATTGTAGGAGAACAGATGATAGAAATTAATAAGAAGTATCGACCAGTGCTTACTGTTCACGATGCGGTAGTCAATGTTGTTCCAGAGACAGAAGTGGAAGAAGCTCTCTCCTTCATAACGTCCACTATGTCAACTCCTCCTAGCTGGGCAACAGGGCTACCCGTAGCGTGTGAAGCTAATCATGGAGCAAGTTATGGAGCATCCTAGTAAAAAAGC